CGATCGTGACCAACCCTGAGGAAGAGGAAGAGATTGACATGAAAAGCGCTAAAAGCTGAACTCAAGAAAGACAACCTGCTGTTGCTGCAACTTGGCGTTGCCAAGGAGTTGGGCTATACGTTGGCTCGACTTAGCGCAGAGGTGACCCTTGAGGAGCTGCTGTTGTGGAGCGGATATTTTGACCTATTGAATGAAGAGCAGGAGCGTCAGTTAAAACGGCGCCGGTAGACTGCTTTTAACAAGAGGGTTGGGCCGTGTCTGTCGTCGCCAATGTTGCCGTCAATCTTGACGCTCGCAATGCGACTCAAAATGCGGCGCGGTTCAAAAAGGAGATGGATGGCGCGGCTAATGCCATCAAGCGTACTGACAGAGCTGCTGCCACGGCCACCGCGAATGTCCAACGTTTTGGCATTGCTTTTAGGTCGGTCCTAGGCCCTGTCGTCGCGGTTTTTGGTGCCGTTCAGCTTCTAAATAAAAGCCTGAACACTTTTGCTGATCGTCAAGCTGATACTGCGATATTGACTAAAGGATTGCAGAGGCTTGGCAAAACAGCTTCTGATATTGAAGCGCTTCAGAAGGCGGCTGATCGGCTAGGCAAACAAACGCTTTTTAATGAGGACGACTTTCGCCAAGGCTTTGCGCTTCTGACCTCTTTTAGAAATATTGGAGTTGATTCATACACAAGGGTTGCTAATGCCGCGGCTGACATTGCTGCGACAACTAAACAGGATGTCAACAGTTCGTTTTTGCAGTTAGCCAAAGCACTGGAGGATCCCGTGAAGGGCATGACTGCCTTGAGCCGTAGCGGGACGACTTTTACAGATCAGCAAAAAGATTTAGTAAAAGAACTTGTAGAAAGCAATCGTGCTTTAGAGGCGCAAAACTTTATTCTTACAGAAGTTGAAAAGCAATATCAAGGCAACGCTGCGGCGGCGGGATCCGCTGGATATGCCGGAGCCGTGGACTCGCTGGGTGAGGCAATGGCGGATCTTTCCGAAGTCATTGGCAGGACATTCGCGCCAGTTCTTCAGAATATTCTTCAAGATATTACGGCCATGGTTAATAGCTTCGTGCAGGGTTTGCAAAACATGGAGCGAGCTTATGCAAATTTCTTGATAAATTTACGCGGCAAAACACAAGCGGAACTACAAGCTCAAATAGCAAGAGCAAATGAAATCGTTGTTTACAACCAAGATCAATTAAGCAAGGCTGACGAGACAACCAAAGGCGGTAGACAAACGGCAGAGCAGCTAAGGAAAAAGATTGACGAAGCAAGAAAGGTTCGGGCAAGCCTCCAAAAAGATTTAGACAGGATGCTGGGGCTTGAAGCTCCGATAGCGCCGATCAATGCGACTGGGGCACCATCTGCCCTGCCAGGTACAACTGGCGGTAGAACTAAAAAGCAAAAGGATGAAGCTCAGAAACTGGCGGAAGAACTAGCCAAGTCCTTGGCGACAGGCGAAAAGCTTTTTACTCAATTCTCTCGTCAAGCTGTTTTGACTGGTGAGGTTTCGGAGATTGAGCGCAAGCGCCTTCAGATCCAATACGACTATCAGGACCGCGCTGAACAGATTGCAGAACTGAAGAATGCTGAACAGCGCATCAACCTGAGCATTATCAATGACGAGATCAAGAGATTAGAAACTAGACAGCTTGATTTAGAAATCCTGAGGGAACAGCTTGAGATATTTGAGAAAATTGCCGGACTTGATTTCAGCAAGCTTGAAGGGCTGGGCGAAAAAGCTTTCGGCAAAAGAGACATGCCGGATGGATTTGCTGCTGATCTTCCTCAGCTGGCTGGCAACAAAAATGCTGCAGGCAAAATCGCAGATGGATTAGCGCCAGAAATCAAAAAGCTTCAGGATGACTTAAATCCAATCAAGCTGGCAACTGAAACAATTACCCAGGGTGCATTTGCTATTGGCGACGCATTTAGCACTGCCTTTGGTGATGTCATAACCGGTGCAAAATCAACGCAAGAGGCATTGGCTGATGCGTTCCAAGCAATTGGCAAAGCGTTTATCAGTATGGCGCTTGAAATTATTGCCAAGCAGATGACCTTGATCATCCTGCAAACCATCTTCAATGCCCTTAGCGGCATGAGCAGTGGCACGGGTATTAAAGGGACAGAGGGTCTAGGTGAAAAAGCCTTTTCCGGTCCTGGTATTGGTTCGCAGGGCTTTACTCCGGGGCTTCAATTGTTTGCCGACGGAGGCTTTGTCACCGGTCCAACCAACGCACTGATTGCCGAAGGCGGGGAGCCCGAATATGTCATCCCGGCCAGCAAGATGCGTGGCGCCATGAATCGCTATGCGGCTGGCGCCCGTGGTTCCAGTGTCATTCCCGGAAGCGGCGAACAGGCCGGGGGCGAAATGGGCGGCGGCACTGCAGTGGCTGCACCAATCGACGTTCGCTACACCGTGGAGCGCATCAACAGCGTGGATTACGTCACCGCCGATCAGTTCCGTAGCGGAATGCAGCAAGCGGCAGAGCAAGGCGCCCGCCGAGGCGAACAGCGCACCCTTGCCAACATCCGTCAAAATACGACCACTAGGAGGAAGCTGGGTCTGTGAGCCACGAAATTGCCTTCGCCCAATACCTGACGTTCCGCACGGAATCCGGCAACGTTCAGTATCACTTTCAGAACTACTGGGTCAACGAAGACGCGCCGTACGAAGGCTCAACCTACGGATTCATGCCGTTTGCGTTTTCAGGTTTGACCGTTGCCAAGACCGGAGACAACCAGCCTGCCACTTTGGTATTTCCAAACAACAGCTTGAGCCGTGGTTGGGCTGAAACTGCTGTGGTCGAACGCTGGATTGCAAAGGTCAGCACTGTGGTGGTTAACCCCGACGACAAAACGGACTACACCGCAATCAGCACTTATGAATCTCAGATTGTCAGCGGCAACTGGGATACAACCAAGCTCGAACTACAGACTGCATCGGTCTTGGACGCTGTTGGCTCGGACGTACCACGCAAGCGCCTAACCAAGCGTCTTGTCGGCAATCTGCCTGTCACCGCAAGCGTTCGAGTGCAGTGATTGACCTAATCGGCAGGCCGTATCGCTGGGGTGCAGATGGCACGGACCCAGACGGAGCGCTGGACTGCATCAATCTGGTATTCACCGTGCTGGACCGTTTGGGCTTGGAGCACCCGACCCGCCGCCAGGATTGGTATGACGGCAAGCAGTATGCAATTGGCAGGGACTTGCTGAGCTGGTGTCGCCGTGTCGAAAAGCCTAAGTACGATGGTGACGTGTTGCTTTTACCGCAGGCCCCCACGACGTTTGCGGTGTTCTGGAGTCAAGGATGTCTTTACATCAATCAGCATCTTCAGGCGGTGGCATGGTGCCCTACCGACATGTTGCGGTACAGCCACTGCTTCCGTTTGAAAAGCGTCTGATTGAAGAGCTGGGTTGTAGCGAACAGGAATATCGCGCTTTCGTCGATCATGTAAGCCGTCAAAAATTTATTCGTCCTGCTGAATATGCAGGTATTCCAGATATTAGAAATGACGCCGGTCTGACTGTTGCGATTGTCAGTCTTGTTATCGGCTTGGCATCAACTGCGGCATCAATTTTTCTGGCGCCAAAACCACGTCAACCGCAACAAAGCCAAGCACAACGCCCGCAGTTCACTTCACAAGATCTGGGCAGCGTCCAAGGCTCAGACATTTTCACGCCGTCCTATGGCTTCAACTCCCTACAGGAGCTTGCTGCTTACGGCAATATCGTTCCAATCGTCTTTACCAAGCGCGAAACAAACTACGACGATCGCGGTGAATTTCAAAGCGGTGGTGTAGTCATTTCACCCACTTTGGTGTGGTCTCGCGTCAAGAGCTGGGGCACCTACCAGATCAGTGAAATCGTTGCGATTGCCGGTCAAGGTCCAATGGCACGTCCTGAGCTGGGCGGCATTTTCCTAGGCAACAACGCGCTCGACAACATTTTCAACGCTTACTTTGACTTCTACTGGAACGGCGGCTACGAAGCGCTGGGGGCGGGCAGTCGCCTTCGGATGTATAACCTGCGCTATGGCGAGCTGAGTATTGACGACGGACGCGGCGACGAAGAACAGGCGTTCTATGCACCAATCAAGGGTGCGACTAATCAACCTGCATTTAGCGGTGCATTTACGCCGTCCAACCAAGTCCGTTTTGGCGTTTACTCCGGTATTGCCAATGGAACACCAGTTCGCCCTGACTGGGAGGTTATTTCTGTACTTAAAGACTGGGACTATAACCGTAAAATTCGCGCCCTAAATCAACAGTTCAAATATGTTGATTCATATTTGCGCCGCAACCATCCATTTGGCGGTGATTACCAACGTAATGGCATCACGGAAAATGCCGGTATGCCTGGCACTGGCGTCAACTATGCACGCCGGATTGGCATCATTGAGCATAAAAATGGCTCCACAGGGGCGGTGACGTATGGTCCAACTGCCGTTAGAACTGTTGAGCCTTATGAAACTGAGTCCTGGTCGAATCTGACCACTGAAGTTGAAGTCAATAAGGGTGATGAAATTGTCGTATTGATTGGCAAGGGCCGCCAAGATATTGAACCGTTTGGAGATGCAGGAGAGGGTGTCGTCAAGCTCGAAGACGTGCGTTCTACGGTTGATGCAGATGCTCAACGTGCCGATGCCCTGATGGCACTTGGGGCAACCTTCATGATTGGTCGGTCTACCTGGATCGTCATCGGTCGTCCCAACAAAACTTTTGATCCGGCAGATTCAAACGACACCACCGCCGGCTTCCGTATTCGCCTGAAATGTATTGAAGCTTGGAGCAATAATTACCGTAAAATCGGCTTGGTCTCGCAAGAAGCGATAACGGTTTCTAACTGGCTGCCGTATTCAGATATTGATGAGGCGTTTTATCCAATCCTTCGTTTTGAGCTGGGCAGTTTCCAGAACAACCGCCGCTGCGACGTAACCGAAATCGGCATCAAGTCCCAAGTATGGGCACGTCTAAACGGCATCACTAACTTCAACACGCTGCTTTCGCCTTTTTACATGGCGCAGCAAAACGGTGGGAACAACAGCTTGCGGTCAGGCAAAGCCACACAATATGTGCAGCGGCTGTCAACATTCGCGCTTGACGTTCGACCCACAAACTCTGACGCCGTTCGTGACTACAACCGCAATGAGGGCTGGACCAACATTGGTCCATATTTGTTTGGCGTTATTGGCGATTCCCCTGTTGACATCTACTCGTTTATTCGCGTAACGCATCCTGACCGCTCGCAGCTTGAGTTCCGCCTGCGTCCGTTCAACAGCGCAGTATTTGCACAACAAAGCGGCGGTACTGAGCAAATTTTTGTTTTAGATGGTGGCCGCACCGGTTACCAAGACTGGACCTTTAACACCTACCTGGGGCAGTTCACGGTGGGTGGCCGTGGTCATTTTGTTCAGCCGCGTGACTACTTCACACACAGGCAGATGGCAGTCGTGCCAGAGCTTGTTGATGATGTTGTTTATGGGCGTTGGGTTTCTGACGTCAGCACAATCAGCGTCACTCCGGGCAGTATTACCTGCACCGAACCCGGCATTGCGTACAACGTTGGCGACGCCATCAATTTCAACACCCTTAGCAACATTTTTTCGGTTGCTTTGGGCATTGATCCTTACTTCGATAACCTGCCGAATGGCTCACGCCGCACACTGACCGGCTGGGAATACACCCGCGACGCTTCAGTGCGAACTATCACGATGTCCGTCGAACTGGAGTCATATCAAAGGGATCTGCCAGATACACCGCGCAATAAGTGGTGGCGCATAGTTGCAACCCGAGTAACAGGTTTCACTGGCCCTTGGACCACAGGTGATGTATTCACCAAGCACGCCCGCAATACAAACGGCGTTCAATTTGCCTTTAGTTACACCGTTACTAACGGGCGGTATTACGAAGAGTACGACAGACCGAGATCAGTAACTCGCTTGTTCCAGCAGTACAGCGGCATTGCCGAAGTTTCCCACTACGGCGAACTGATTAGTCGCAGCTGCGATGGCGGCCCCGAACACGAAGTTGTCTACGTCAATGAATGCTTGGCTGAGGACAACGTGCCGGAATATGAAAACTGTGCAGTTGCCGGTTTGAAACTTCGCTCCAGTGACAACTTCCAGCAACTCGATCAACTCCGCTGCTACATCCAAAGCGGCATTGAAGTGGAACGCCTGATTGATGGCGATACCGGCTCTAGCAACCTGCTGACTGATCTACTCTGGTACTTAGCAACTGACACCGACACTGGAGCAGGCAGCATCGTCAACAGCGGCTTAGTTGACCGCACCACGTTGACCGAAACCGGGCGTTTCCTTCGCGCAAACAATCTGTTCTATGACGACGCCATTGCAGAGTCGATCAATATCCGTGGTTGGCTAGCTGAGATTGCCCCAAGCGTCCTCTGCTTCATGACGCTGAAAAACGGCAAGTTGGCAATTGAGCCTGCCCTGCCTTACGACAGCAACTACAAGATCGCGCCAGACCAAGCCCTGCAAATCAAGGGCATGTTTACCGACGGCAACATTATTGAAGATTCGCTCAAGCTTGAGTGGATTGACCTTGAGGATCGCAAGCTGTTCCAAGCCGCAGTGCTTTACAAGTGGGCAG